AAGTAGGAGATCTTTATATGAGGTTTTATAAAGATAGTGGATTAATACTGGAATCAGACATAACTATAACTGGTATTACACAAGCTAATCCAGCAGTAGTTACTGTATCTGGTACAGCACCAGCTAATGGAGATCACGTATATATAACAGAAGTAGTAGGGATGACTGAGGTTAATAACTCTACTTTATTTTATACAGTTGCTAACAGAACTGCAACCACTTTTGAGTTACAAGACAGAGACGGAAACAATGTAGATAGTTCAGCATTTACTGCATACAGTTCAGGCGGTGTAGTTAATAAAGTGTTCGAACTTACAACTACATATGTAGAAGCAGATATACCTAACTTAGATTGGACGCAATCAGGAGACGTTATTACTATAGCACATCCAGATTATAAGACAAGAGATTTAACTAGGACATCAGATACAAGTTGGGCTATAGCAGATGTAGATTTTAAAGGGGGGCCTTTCTTACCTTTAAATGCTACAACTACAGTTATTACTCCCAGTGCTAAAACTGGAACTATAACCTGGACAGCTAGTTCAACCGCAGGTATAAATGATGGAGATGGTTTCAAGTCTACAGATGTAGGCAGGCTTATATCTTTCTTTGATCGAGGGGCTTCTAAAACTATTACAGGGATTACACAAGCAAACCCTGGTGTAGTTACTAGTGCGGCCCATGGCTATGCTAATGGAGACTTAATATACATTACAGATGTAGTGGGTATGACAGAGATTAACGATAGGATAAAATCTTATATAGTACAAGGAGTTACAACTAATACTTTTACCTTACAAGATAAAGATGAGGTAGCGGTTGACACAAGTGGATTCAGTGCTTACTCTAGTGGAGGCTTTACGCAAAGGGCAGACGATGAAGCTATAACAGAAACACATTCTATAAGGATAACAGCATTTACTTCTACAACAGTGGTGGATGGTACTATAGAGAGTAGTACAAGCCCTTTAAGTTCATTGGTACCTCAGTTAGATTGGAGATTAGGAGTATTCTCGGAAACTACAGGGTATGCAGAAAAACTTACATATTATCAGCAAAGATTGATAGTAACTAAAGGGGAAGATGTCTTTGGTTCTCAGACAGATGATTTTACCAATTTTGATGAAGGGGAAGCAGAGGATTCCGAAGCTTTTCAATATACGGTAGCATCAGGGGAAGTTAATAATATAAGATGGGTATCTGGAGGATCAAGAAGATTACGCATAGGTACAGAAGGCGGTGTACTTTCCCTTTGGGGTGGAAGTTCTAACACAGCTTTAACACCTACGAATGCTATAGCTAACATAGAAACAACAATTAGATCTAAGGGAGTTAGACCAATAGGAATAGGAAATAGCACACTGTTTCTACAAAGAAGTGGTAAAATACTTAGAGAATTAGTATATAGTTTTGATACTGACGGATTAGTTTCTCCGGATATAACTATACTAAGTGAAGATATATTAGGGGATAAGGGCGATACCACAGATGTAGGTGTAACCCGAATGGCTTACCAGCAGGAGCCTTTTTCTACTATTTGGTGTGTAAAAGATAACGGAGAAGTAGCATCTTTAACTTACGAAAGGGCACAGGAAGTAGTAGCATGGTCGAATAATGTATTCGGAGGCACGAGTACAAAAGTAGAATCAGTAGGGGTTATACCTTCTAGTGGTCAAGATAGGGTTTGGTTCATAGTTAAAAGAACTATAAACGGGGTTACCAGGAGATACGTAGAACACTTGGATACACAGTTTAGAAACAGGAGTATAGATACAGCTATATTCTCAGATAGCCATTTACAATTCACTGGTGATAAACCAGCAGCTACATTAACACCTGGTGCAACTACGGGAAGTAGTGTTACATTTACCGCAGGAAGCGGCGTGTTTGCATCTACAGATGTTGGCAGATTTATAGAGAGTAGTGGAGCTAAGGCTAGAATAGATACTTTTACAGATAGCTCAAATGTAGTGTGTGAGATACTGGTAGATTTCCCGAGTACATCGGCAATAGCAGCTAACAGCTGGAATTTATCTGTAAACTCTATAGATGGCCTAGATCACTTAGAAGGTGAAGCAGTTAAGGTATTAGCCAACGGAGGTGTTATACCAGATCAAACAGTAACAAGTGGTTCCATAACATTAGACGGACAGTATAACTACATAGGTGTAGGACTAGGTTATGATAAAGAAATAGAAACATTAGATGTAGACTTTGGTAGTGCATTAGGCACAGCGTATAGAGCTAGATCGAAAGTAGTAGATGTATTCTTAGAATATTTCGAAACTGTAGGTGGATCTATAGGTTATGATGAAAATCTTCTAACTGAAATTATATTCAGAGAAGGAGACGACGATATGGGACAAGGGGTAGGACCTCTAACAGGTTTTAAAGCATTAAAACCAAAAGGTGGGTGGAGAGATAGTATAAAAACTTTATACAGAAACTCAGACCCTTTACCAGCTACAATATTAGCTATGGTAATAAAAGGAAGTATAAACGAATAGAAGGAGAATATTAATGGCAACAGCGGCGGTATTAGCGGTAGCAGCAATTGGGACTGCGGTACAAGTTACAGCAAGTAAGGGCAATCAGAGGGTAGCTGAAAATATATCAGCTTTTAATAGGCGATTAGCTGTGCGTGATGCAGAACTAGCCTTAGAATCTGGTAGAAAGAAAGCAGAAGACGTTAGAGAGAATACAAGGAAAATAATCTCTTCTAATAGAGCAGCATTTGGAGCCAGTAACCTAGTAACAACCAGTGGGTCACCTTTGCTGGTTCAACTGAGACAGGCGGAGGAAGGTGAAGAAACAGCTCAGGATGTACTACTACAGAGTAGACTACAAGCCGCTGGTTTCTCAGCTCAAGCTAGCTTAGATGAATTTCAACAAAGGATTATAGGTCGTAGGGCCAGATCAGAAAGAACTGGGGCAATCTTAAATGGTGTATCTAGGGGCTTATCAACAGCAGGAAGTTTAAGGAGTAATTAAATATGGCAAAAATAACAATACAGGGTGGCGAGAGGTTTAGGCCTACATCTACAGGTACACCTAGGGCAAGACAGGTAGGAAAAGTGTTTGGAGCTGAGGCCGAGGGAATAGGTCGTTTAGTAGGTACAGCAGTAGATATTACAGCGGATGCTATACAAAAAAGAGATAGAGCTATAGATGTAGATTATATAACAGATTCTAATGTAAAAGCTCAAACACAAGTGCAAAAGCTTAGGAGTGATCTGATAAAAGATCTAGATGATCCTAGAGGTTTTTCCGAAGACTTTGCTCAAAAAGCAGATAAAATATATCAAAATTTCATAGATAATGCACCAAGTGATGCAGCAAGGAATAGCTTAAAAAGTAATTTCTCAGGACAAAGAGCTTCACAGTTTAAGGCAGCCTTTGATGTAGAGAATAAACTTATAGCAGATAACATACTTAGTAACTCTATAGAGAACGTAAATGTTCTGGGTATAGATGTTTTCGATAATCCTAGCACATTTGCAGATAGGATGCAGCAAGCAGAGCTTGTAGCTGAAGGTGTAGATGAAGTACTGGATCCTAAAGCAAGAGATATTTTTATAGAGAACTCTAAGAAGACTTTAACAGATGCTTATGTAAGGGGTTTAATAGATAAAGATTTAGTTAAAGCCGAAGAAGTTGTAGAAGGGGATTCTTTAAAAGGTTTTCTAAGTCCACAAGAAATATTAAAATACAGAGCAGCTGTAGAAGATGCTAAAGTTCGTATGGAAAGTGCAACCCTTCGTAAGCTAAACGAAGATAAAGAAGCTGCAGTATTAGACAGAGAGTTAGGCATCTTCAGAGGAGAAGCTACTCAATTGGATCTAGACGATGATCTAGACAGAGGTGTATATGGTAAAGAAGAATATCTTTCTTTATCTAAGAAATTAAGAGCGGAGCAAGGAACTCAAAGAGCGACTGACTTATCAATACAAGATATTAATGCCAGGCAACAAGCTGGTGTACCCTTTGACACTACCAAGAAGAGTGTTAAGGATCAACTGGATAACTACTTTACTACTATAGTAAGACCTAGTATAACAGAGGAAAATGCTGAGGAAGTTATAGGAACCTTTGTAGAGCAATTTGATTATTTGCCGTCAACCGTAAAGAGTGGTTTATTGGCGAGTCTACATAATGGCTCTAAGCAGCAAACAACAATAGCTGCAACCACTATAGATGGACTAATTAAAAGGGATCCTTCTATAGCCAGACAGTTCAATTCTACCAGAGATTTAGCAAGAGTTAGACAGATTAGTTCCAGTTTAAGTGCAGGAATGCCTGCTGATTTAGCTATACAAGGTGCAGATAACCTATTAGTAGAAAAAGGTACTACAGAGTTTAAAGAAAGGGATAGAGCATTTAAAGATCTAGATAGAGAGTTCGATCAAGACGAACTAACATCTTTATTTGTAAACGATCCAGAGAATGTACCAGAAGGTATGTCTAGAGATTGGAACATATTATTCAGAGAATTCGCTGTAAACAATAAGATGGACTTCGATGATGCTAGACAGTTAGCCTATGACATTACCAAGAGTACATGGGGTATTAGTACAGCTACAGGGGAGGAAAGATATATGAAACACTCTCCAGAAAACTACTATAACAAAAGAGGTTTAAATCCTAAATGGATAGGGATTCAATTAGATTCAGACATTAAAGGTATAAAGAGTGATATAACAGATTTTGACATCACAGCTTTACCTGACACTATAGGGACAGATAATCCAGGTTATTCAGTAAACTACTTATCACCAGAGGGTATACCTTTGATGCTAAGAGACGAAGAAGGTAGGTTACTTATATGGAGACCAGATATAGAAGCATCAGAAGATGTTAAGAAACAAAAACAAGAATCTGATGACAGATTCATAAGAAATAGAGAACGTAAACTAGAAGGCCAAGAAGAGTTGTTAGAGTTACAAAGAGAACTGACACCTAAATTGGCCCCAACCGGAGGAGCGGTATAATGCCATTTACACCAGAGCAGCCAGGTCTTAATACTAGCGTACCTGTTAATCAGTTACCACAGCAGAAAGAAGATTTAGGCTTTGTAGACGTAATAAAGGATGCCTTTTGGATAGATAATCCAGTTGTAGCAGCTTTTAAAGACAAAGACAGAATGATAGATCCAGACTCACAGTTCAATTCATTAGAAAGAGCTGAACAGGATGGAGTGCCTTTAAATGTGATGGATTCTTTCTTATATGTAGATAACGAGGAAGAATATCAGCAAGTACTTAAACAGGTTGACGAAGATTTAAATGCGAGAGACAGATTAGCAAGTGCAGGAGTTAGTGGTATACTAGCATCCATGACTGCTTCTGTAGCAAGCCCTTCTATATTTTTAGGAGGAAGCTCTGCAGTATCTGCCTTTAGAGCAGGTAAGAGTGCAATCAAGACAGCAGCCATTACTGGTGCAGTAGTAGGCGGTACAGTGCTAGCGGAAGAAAAACTATTACAATCTACACAGGCTGGTAGAACAGATGAAGAAGTGGCTATGAATACAGCTGCTGCCTTCATGCTATCTGGATTAATATCAGGAGCAGGTGTTAAGATTAGTAATGCAAAATTAAATAAGGCTTCAGCCTCTTTGAAAGGTGGGATGCTATCTTCAGGGGAAGTAGGTAAGTTGCCAGATGGTTTAGGAGACTTTGCTAATTTCAACGATTCAGTAGGTGCAGCATCAGCTAAACTAACAAAGGAACAATTAGGTCCTAAGAGAGCTAACAATAAATTAATGCAACCTTTTTTAGATGGGTACTTAAAACTTAACAAGTTGTGGAATCCAGCTGTAAGAATGATGACTTCACAGAGTGATTCAGCTAGGAAATTCTTTTTGGATGTAGCAGATACATCTATAAAGCCCCAGGCTGTAGCAGAAGGTATTCCATTGAATGAGTCAATAGAAGGCGTATTAAAGAGGAGACATGGAGAGTTTGCCCAAGAGGTAGATGGTTTCCAAAAGACTTTTAAAGAGTTTAAAAAAGACGGTGGTAATTTAAAATGGGGTGACTTCCGTAAAGAAGTAGGAAAAGCTTTCCATTTAGCAGCTCCACATAGTAATAAGCATATAGCTAAGGCTACTCAACAATTTCAAACTTATTACGAGAAGCTGGCTAAAGAGCTTATAGATCAGAAACTAATGCCAGAAGATATACTTAATCCGGCAGATGGAGCTAAGTATCTAAACAGAGTTTGGAATAGAGAACTTATAAAGGGTAACTTGAGTAAATTTAAAGAAGCTATTACACCTTATATGAGAAGACAGCTTTCTAAGATAAAAAATAGAGTTGTTAAAACCATGAATGAAACAGGAGAGAATGGTAAGCCTACTAAAGAGGCCAAAGCAGCTAGAGAAGAGTTCCGTAAGTTCTTTGCAGAAGATGAGTTTGAAGCTTATCTAGATGACTCTGTTACATCTGTTGCTAATAATTTAATGGGCATAGATGACGTAGGTTTTAAGCCAACTGTAGCAGGAGCCAAAGGTCCTTTGAAGGCAAGGAGTTTTAATATACCAGATAACGAGGTAATCGATTTCTTAGATACAGATATACTATTCTTATCAGATACTTATACTAGACAGGTTGTGCCTGAAATAGAGTTTAAAAAGAGGTTCGGAGATAGGACTCTTACAGATATAGCAGATGATATAAGTAGGGATTACGATGATGCTATATTTAAGGTAGCCGACGATAAGAAAACAAAGAAGCTATTAAAAGAGAAACAAGAAGTACTAAGAGATGTAGAGACTACTTACAGTCTTTTAAAAGGTACTTACAGGGGTTTTCAAGGTCCTATGGATTCTGTGATTAAAAGAGGGACTGACGCACTACTAACCCATAATTATATGGTAGCATTGGGGGGGGTTGTTATCTCTTCTATACCAGATGTATCTATGGGTATATTGAGGAGAGGCTTTAGAAACTTTTTTGGTAAATCTCTTAAACCTTTTGTGAAAGATTTGATAAAGACAGGCGGTAAGCTAACCAGAGGAGAGACTAAATCTTTGGGTCAAGGGGTAGAGTATGCTACTAGCTTAAGATCACAATCTTTATATAACATAGGAGATCCTATGGCTTTTGGTGGTACACCATTTGAAAGGTTTTTGAATATTGCTGGTAATAAGATGAGTAACCTTAATTTAATTAACCAGTGGAACGATATATTGCAAACTGTTAACACTTTGGGTATTAGATCTAGGCTTATGGACGATATTGTAAAAGAGTCTAAGGGTATAAAACTTAGTGCAAAAGAACAAGAGTGGTTAAACTTCATGGGTGTAGGATCAACCAAGAGAGCCAGAATGTTTAAACAAATTGAGAAATTTGGCAGGCTTGATTCTAACGAAGATATAATCCCAATGGTAAATGAATGGACTGATCCAGACTTAGTAGCAGCTTTTAAGGCCGCTGTAGGTAAAGAAGTAGATAGAAGCGTGATTACTAAAGGAGCCACAGATATACCTAGGTTCGGAAATACTAATCTAGGTAAGATTCTGTTCCAGTGGCAAAACTTTAACTTTGCTTTTAATAACAAGGTGATAATCTCTGGTTTACAAGATTCAGATGGACAAGTAGCTGCTGGTCTAGCATCCCTGGTTACTATGGGTATGGTTACAGAGGTGTTAAAGAATAGGTTATCTGGAAGAGAAAACCCAACAACTACACAGGGGTGGATAGATGCAGGTTTAGACAGATCTGGTGTGCTAGGTTTATTAGCATACGGTAACAGTTTTGCAGAGGTCGGAGGACTATCTTATAAGCAGTTACTAGGAGAAGAAGCACCTAAGCCAGGTGGGAAGACTGCTTTAGATACAGCATTTGGTCCAACTGGAAGAACAGTGAGGCAAGGGACTCTTTTAGCTCAGTCAGGGGTAAAAGCCTTAGGAGGACAAGAGTTTACACAAAAAGATTTAAAAAGATTAAGGAGTCAAGCATGGGGACAGAATATATTCTATCTGAAACCAATATTTGACAAGTTAGAGGATAAGTTAGGAGAAGACTTACCGAAAAATAGAAAAAGGAGAAATAAATAATGACAATAAGTTCAGCGGTTAATAAGGTACAGATATCTAGCGGTAGTACTATAACCATAACTAACCTAGAGATACAGAACTCAGCTCAGGTACTAGTGACCAAGACTAGTGCAGCAGGAGTAGAGAGTACCTTAGTGTTAACAACTGACTATACAGTTGATACAGCGTTTACTACTGTAACATTGAATGTTGCATTAGCAGCAAGTGAGACAGCTACAGCTAGTTTAGCTATACCTAATACACAGGGTACAGACTATAAGAATGCCAGCCCGTTTAATGCGGAGACAGCGGAGGATGCTTTCGATAAACTAACGCTAAAGAATAAACAGCAACAAGAGGAACTAGATAGAGGTGTAAAATTTGTAATATCCGAGACATCATCTAGTAATATAGAGATACCGGATGTTGCAGGGAATACTGACAAGTATTTGAAGCTTAACTCAGCAGAGACAGCTTTCGAATGGAGTACACTGTCTACCTCATCGGGGTTAGGTAACTTAGTAGAAGACACTACTCCTCAACTAGGAGGACAATTAGATGTTAATGGTAACGCTATAGGGGACGGTACTAACGAACTAATAACATTTACAGAGGATGCTAGCGCAGTTAATCACGTAAACATAGAGAATGAAGCAACAGGTTCTGGCCCTATTATAAGTTCAGCAGGCGACGATACTAATATAGATGTAAAAATACATGGTAAAAACACTGGTAATGTGGTTTTAGCAGATGGTACCGATACTACAAAAGAGTTATCTATAGAAGTTAGTAGTGCTACCACAGCTAAAACAGCTACTCTTGCTACAGCGCATACAGATGATAGAACAATAACTCTACCGGATGCAACAGATACTTTAGTGGGTAAGGATACGACAGATACTTTAACTAATAAGACTATAACAGCGGCAGCTAATACATTAACTATAGCTTCTACAGATTTGACTGATACAGGAGATATAATAAGGGATTCAGACATATTAGATGAAGATGATATGACTAGTAACTCTGCCACATTCCCTCCTAGTCAACAATCTACAAAGGCTTACTCAGATGCTAGATCCTCTACTAGAGTGACCCTAGCAGGAGGGGCTCAGGTTATAGCTACAGCTACAGATACTAAAGTACAATTTGATACAGAAACATGGGATTTAGATTCAGAGTTTGACAGTACGACTAATTATAGGTTTACTCCTCTAAGAGCTGGAAAGTATATTTTTACTGCTACATTAGATTTTCAAGCTACAGGTGGTGGAGCAGAACGGAGGGTTTCTGTTTACAAAAATGGATCTGTTTACCAAAAGGCAGCGCCGCAAATAACCCCTTCTGCTATAATAACTAGTGCCACTATGTCAGGAGAAGTCATAATGAATGGTAGTACGGATTATCTAGAGGTATTTGGTTTACAAGATAGTGGTGGTAACCTAGCACTACAAACAACTTGTAACTTTACCTGTACTTATCTACATGAATAAATAAAAATAAGGAAACTATGTACAAAAAAATAAAACAATACTTGCTAAACAACGGTTTAGATGTATCCGATGTATCTAATCTCTTCGATATAATAGACAGGTCTGATGGTAAGGGGCCTTCTATATCTCGATGGGAAGTCGAAGGTATAAAAAAACCTACTAAAAAACTGCTCAAATCTATAAAGATAGATCCAAGATTAGATTATAAAGAGAATAGGGTAAAAGCTTATCCTAAAAT